CCCTCGTGCTCTCGGGTAACCCCGATCGAAGTAAGAGTTTTGAAACGGTAACCTTCGTGACCGTATCTAGCTCGAGATGGCGAGGCCTCATCGAAATTTCCGATGAGGCCGACATCACCTGATACTATCGGGACAAAGAATCGAAGATTCTCTGGTATCCGATAGTATAAGTAATGCCAAGGTTCCAGAAACTTATCATCACAACCGTAATTAGAATTACGGCGATGAGCAAGCAACCGGATACCGTTAGCCAACTTATAAAGTCCTTCGACATTCACGAGCCTTTCTTTTAGATAGATGGGTTTACAGTCAACTCCATCAAAATAGTGCGACCCGCAGCTTTCGCGAAAATAACCATTTGAGAAACTCTTCTTTTGGTTAACACGAAAGCCCAAGAACGTACTAAATGATGAAAAGAGTTCGAACATCGAGCTTGGCAATATTACATCATCGCCAAAAACACTTATCCTACCAGGTTTGAAACCGAGTAGCCTACCTTCGTCACGTTCCTTTATGACATGGTATTCTTCCACAGCAAGAGCTGCTGCGAAGAAAATAAGTGATTCGAGCTCGAAGGTAAATCCGTTCCCCATTGAGGAGAACTTATTCCACCTTCGAGGCCCATTGCTCGATACGCCGATATTGGATCTGCAAGCTTTCATTATCGTTAGCCATAGATGAGGGATTAACTCCTCAACTACTGCGCTCGCGATACTGTCACTAGCAGACGAAAAATCAACGGTAGCAAGAAGTTGGGTCAAAGACCCTTCTAATGCTAATCGCTGATTTAACGATTGACTGTTCAGGTCAATTCCAAACCTAAGTAACCGACGGCGAATCATACGGCCTAAAGCCTTCTGAAACCATTGGTTAATACCCGGTTCGATCGCTATAACGCGATCGGTAGCCGAGTTCTTAGGTACAGTGACTATAACGTTCCCAACCTGTATGTCGAACATTGACTCGCCGTTTTCACGGGATAGGTGTTCAGCCCACAGGGGATAGGCAGCTGGAAACCAGCTTTCTATCAGGGAGCACAAGTCGCGAGTTATTCCACGTTCTTCGTGGAACTTATTGATGGCCGAGACGTGTTCCCCTTTTACAAGGGTAGTAACGCCTGGTCCCCAATTGGCTCCATCGATAAATTCCTCAAGGTCGAATTCGCCCAGGATCCTCATAATTTTCTGCTTGGTTGCGTTTAGCAACCAAACACTTGATCCGTTGTAAAGCGGATCAAGATGGGGATTCTTAAAGCGAAAATTCGTCTGACCACACAAAGATTCGAATTCCTCGAACTTTGCTAATGCCACTGACTTCCGATCAAAAGTCGTCTTCAAGAAAGACGCCTTCGATAAGAATTCAGTAGCAGAGTAGTCATCTCTAAATCGAAAAGGACAGTTATAATCCTTTGCGAAACACTTCATAGCAGTCAGTTGATCGTGCTCTTTATTTTTGTAAAGAAGCCAGATTGCGAGACTACGAGGAGTGTCGAGTGCTTGAAGAAATCGATGGATGGTAACATCA